GTGAGAAGATGCGTAGTAAGGGTGATGAAGGTGCTCCTACTGATAAAGCATTCAGAGATTCTGAGAAGACCGCTAAGAAGGAAGAAGTTGAGTATGTAGAAGAGAAGAAGAAACTTGATCCTGTCGGTAAAGAAGACGGAGACGTTGACAACGATGGTGATAAGGATTCTTCTGATTCTTATCTTCTCAAGAGACGTGCTGCAGTATCAGCAGCAATTAAGTCAAAGAAAGGCACCAAGAAAGAGGGATACTCTGATTGGAGAACTGAACTTATTGAGAAGGATGTTAAGGGTGTAGAAGTCAATCCTTCAATTGATGATGCAACTGATCCTATGTCAGTGTTTGATAAGAATAAGAAACTGAAAGGTGCTAACCAAGGAGAAATCAAGTCAGTAAGAAAGGAAGAAGCAGATTGTGGTTGTGACAAAGATGATGATGGTTCTGAGAAGGCACTTGCTAAGAAAGCAACTAAGGTCAAGCGTGTTAAGTATCAAGATGGTGTAACTGAATCGCTTGCA